GCGATCGAGAAGACCGCCGTGAGGACCGGGTACCAGATGGCGGGGTTCGCGTGGAACCACGCTTCGACGGAGGCGAGCATGCGGTAAACTTCCTTGTGATGGGAGCGCTCGACCGACTGGCCGCGCGCAGACTATTCGGCGCCGTACTTGCCGCGGCTCGGGAGCCGGGGACGCATGGGCGGGAGTTCTCGGGGCGGCGGAGGGTCCGTGCTGTCACGCCGCGGGATGGGAGGCTGACGAACAGCCGGCATCGACTGGATCGATCCGGTCTTGCGGCCGATCTTCTCGACCATGTCCACCAGGACGGCACTGGTGGCCGACATCTGCTGGAGGAGCATGTCTTGACGGTCTGTCCGTTCCTCGAAGCCGTTGCGCGTGACGAGCTTGTCGCGCATGTCCTCGCGGGCGTCATGGTCGGCCTGCATGGCGAGGAAGCGGCCATCGAGCTTCAGGCGCTCATTCGTCTCTGCCGCGAGCTCCACGCGGACCTTCTGGATCTCTGTGCTTGCCGCGGCCTTCGCGTCCTTCGCGTCCGCTTCCGCCTTGGCCGCCTGCGCGATCGCCGTCCCTGCCTTGATCGCGAGCGTGTCGAGATCGTGCTTGTAGTTCCGCAGTAGGAGGGCGCCGATGATGTTCAGCAGGACGCCCGCTCCCGCGATGATCGCGCTCCATGGCGGCGAGGGGAGCGCCGCGGCGTCCGCATCGAGGAGGGCCGGGAGAAACTGCATACGGACTCCTCAGCAGCGCTGTGCGACGAGGACCAAGAGCCCCATGAGCACCAGCCCGAACGTCGCGTACTGCGGCCACTGCCTCGGCGGGCGAAGCTGGAGTGCGAGCCGCAGCTCGGTACGCATCTCGTCGACGGTCCTCTGGAACGCCTCGATTCGCTTCACAAGGATCGGGTGCTGCTCGTAGTGCCACTCAGAGACGGTCGCGAACCGCTGTGCGAAGTCCCGATCGGTCGGGTTCGGCGGCAGCGGCGTCATGGGAGGCGGCCTACGCTCGAGCGGCTTCGGAACGGGCGCCCCGTCGTCCAAGAGGAGCCGCTTCGCGTACGGGGAGTCCGCCGGCGTATCGTCGTCGTCGCGGTGTTCGGTCACATGGTCTCCGGTTGCAACGGCGCCGGGCGCCAGGTGGGCGTCATGTCGATGGGAACGTCGTTGGCATCCGCCTCGAACGCGATGGGCTCTCCCATCGGCTCCACGTCCCCGGGCGGCGGGAGCATCGTGGATCGCCGGTCGTTCATCCGGCGTCTCAGGGCGTCCCGAAGGTTGCTGCTGCATACGCTTTCATGGCCGCGCGTTGACTGACAGACAGCGCCCCGCTGACGCAGATCCATTCGTAGCAGTTGCCGAGCCACGCGCTGGCCAGCGTGTTCGAGTTCCCCAAGCCGAAATCGGTTCCCACTCCCGTCGCCCCTGCATTGGCCACGGTCAACGCTCCGCCGTTGATGCCAAGACCGGACGATGCCCCGTTGAAGAGGGCCTCTACCCAAAAGTCAGACCCTACCGCTATGGCTCCGGTTGCCCCGAGTGCCCCGTTGTATTGCTGGACGGCGGTACCACCGACCTGCTGAAACACGATGGCGCTGTTCCCGGAGAAATCGTACAGATACTGTGTTGCGCCCGAGGCAACAAGCGACCGGGCGACGACGAGCATCGTAAATGGCGCCGTTGGCGCTGCCCCCAGCACCAAGTTGAGACGCGTGCTCGCGGGGAAGTAGACGCTCCCTTGCGCATTGCCGCCACCGCTCGCGTTGTACGTTGGTCTCGCGGCGCCCGACGCTGACGCTACGAGATGACTGGGGCCGGAATCGGCCAGCGCCGTGACGAGGCTTCCTACGCGCGTGCTGTTCGACCAAAGGAAGTCGAACACAATCGAACTGCCGAAGATTTGGGCCGGTCCTGGGCGCGACATCCCCGCCGAGCCCCCGACGCCTAGCCCAAGCGCAAGACCCATCATGTGTAGATCGCGTTGAGGTAGGCCATGACCAGCGTCTCCTCCGGGCCCGTGACGACGCGGTCGATGACGAGAAACCGGTACATGTCCCCGATCGCTGCCTGACCGGCAGTGTTCGTTGCGACGATGTACCCATTGGTGCCCGTATCCGAGGCCAGCGCTCCCGGACTCGGGCCCGTCGTCGTGAGGGGCGCCCCGTCGAGCGCCACAGTGGGTGCGCCACTCGCGAGAGCCCACTTGATGATATGCGTTCCGCTGGACGGCATGCCCGCCGCGGTCACGATGTTCGTTGTGACGTCCGTGATCGCGTAAGAGCCGTGCGCATTGAGCGTCGCGAGCATCGTGATCGCGGGGTTGCCCTGTCGAAAGCAAAACCACGCGGGAAACGTGGCGCTACCTGAAGGCGTCACGACGGCATACACGGTGCGGTCGGACCCGGACGGCACGACGTTCGTATTCGAGAAGAGCCACGAACTGCCGGCGGTCGTGAACTTTGGCAGATTGTTGATGCCGCCCGACGCGCTGTATGTAGGCGCGTTCGCAACGCTATTGGAGGCGTTGTTGTGGAACGTGCTCTGATCGGCCCACGTGACGGTCGTCGGTCCATTCGTCACGCCAAAGCGCGAGTCCAGGTCGAGCTTCAGGTGAGTCCCGAAGATGTACCAAGGCTCTTGGTCGAGCGCCGCGTCCCCGGTGACGCGAATCCACCGCACACCGTTCGAGCGAATGGTTGCGGAGCAAGCCGCTGCGACCGTGACGCCCTGCGCGCCCGCCGATTTGAACGTGAGCGACTGGTGCGTGTAGTTCGTGACGCGAAGGACGTACCCATCGGCGAAGGTCGGGAGGTTGACCTTGCGCGTCGTCGAAAGCAGTCCGCTCGGGTCGCGGATGTCGAGCCCTCCATAGAGGAAGTCGTCCATTGCGACCGTGATGTCGGCGTCCGATCCGACCGTGAGAATCTTAATCTTGTCGGCCGTATCGCGCACGCGGAGGAAGCCCGTACCGCCCGGGTCGAGCCATGGGCCGCCCTGGTACTGGTAGCCGTCCACTTCCACCGGGGACGTCTGGTTCGGACCGATCTTGACGATGCCGCCTGCCGCGCCTCCCTTGCCGAATAGGCCGGAGAGGCTCACCCGCTTGCAGGCGTCGACATAGACGGCGGGTGCTGCCCCGGGCGAGTAGGTTGCCGACATGAAGAGCCCAATGCCGCGGCCATCCACCGAGCCGAGGCCGTTGAGGTACAGCATCGCGAGTTCGGTATCGAGGTTCCCCTCATCACTCGGCTCGAGATCCTCGAGCGTGAGCGAGAGTGCGAAGCCATCGTTGCCAGCGATGCCGCAGAACGCCCCGCGCACCGTCACGTCGGTGCGGAATCCGTGCGTATACATCGTCCGGAAGATGCCGCCCGACGCGGTTGCAATGGCCCACTGCCCGGAGCCCTGCGCCGTGATCCGCTCGAAGGAGCTGTCGCCCGCGCCTGCCATGACGAGGATGCCCGCATTGAGGTTCCGTGCGGGCGTCTGGCAGGTGAAGAAAATATCCTCGAAGTGATTCTCGTAGGCGAACGCCTGCACGATGATCGACGCGTTCGAAGCGGTGACGATCAGATCATGGAACCGCGAGAAGGTCGGGGACGTGACGCGCAGGTTGGCGCCCAGGTTGAGATGCCCCACTTCGGCGCGCGGGATGCGGCTCGTCGATTGAAGTACGAGCCCATGCACCTCGTACCATACGGCCGATCCGGTCCCGATGCGGGCACCCGTGTACGCCGAAAACGGGTTGTACCCGGACATCGCGACGAGCCAGGAGTTGTGCTTGCTCGAGACATGCGCGCCATGCGGGCTTGTCCCGTCGTCCGGCCAAAACGAAAGGAGAACGAGCGTGTTGGCATCGCACGCGCCTTCGGAGGTCGGAGCGGTGAAGGATGAGGTCCCGGTATGCCGTGCAACCTTCGACATGCGGATGTACGCGAAGTCGATGGCATCGCTTCCCAGGGTGTACGCCTCGGCGCCACGAAGAAACCGGGTGAAATATGCGCCGATGCAGAAGTGTTCGCCCTTGTCCTGGATGATTGTGGCGCCCGGCGTTCCGGTCGTGGAATGTCCAACGTGGACCCCATCCACGTAGACGTAGATGTTGCCCGAAGACGAATCGAGGTCGACCTCGATATCGTGCTCCCCCGCGCTCATCCCCGAGCCCGTGAGCACCGACACGATGCCCGCACTCGTGGTCAGCGAGACCTGGAGCTGGTTCTGGATGCCGTTGACGTTCGAGCCGAGGACGAGAAGCGAGAACGCGCTATGCGCATCCGACGCGCTCAGGCCACCACCCGATGCCGCGTAGCAGATGCCACCGGACGAGTTGTTCACGACCGCGCGCATCGCGAATGTCCACGCGCTATAGCCGTTGATCTCGCCGCAGTCATACTCGGTGAGATCGATGAACGACGACTCCAGCGCGCCCACGAGCCCGTTTTGGAACGTCTGATACCAGAAGTTCCCGCGCTTTGTGCGCGTGGGCGCCACCGTGGCCGGCGACACGACGAGCGCGGGACCCGTAAAGTCGTTGGTGATATTCAGAGGCCCGATGGTGATCGCGTTTCCGGCCTTCGGGTTGCCCCCTCCGAAATCGCCCAGGAATCGCACAGCCTGCGTCATGAAGATGGGACGCTTGATGCGATAGAACGTGGTCGGCGTGCCCGTTACGTCCGTAAACTCGCCGCTTCGCGGCACGTGAACGATGGTCGGGTTGACCGACGTTGCTGCCGTCGCGATGGCGCCTTCGATCGCATCCGCACAATCCGTGACGCCGTCGCCCTTCGCACCCTTCTCGCGGATGTCGAAGTGGATCGGCGACTGGGTCTCCCAGCCGCGATTGACGAGTTGCCACCGGTTGTTGGTGGTCTCGTAGCGGAAGGTGCAGCGCCCACCGAACGGCTTCAGGACAACGGCGCCGCCGTTGCCACTGCCCGTGATGATCCGGTTCGTCGAGGTCGAGACCGACGACGCCTGATCGATGATCGTGAGCGGGTAGGCCGTCGTGTTGATCGCGACGAGGTCGAGGCCCGGCTTCGTCGAGGCCGTGGTCGCGATCCCGTCGATCGTGGACGCCGACGTGAGCCCGCCGATGAGGAGCGTGGAGAGCCCCGTCGTGCCGACGTTCGAGTTCCGGTTGCTCGTCGCGCTCGTCGCGGAGTTCGTCGTCCCGGAGTACGGCGTGCTCAGGGTGAACGAGCCCGACGAGACGGTCGAGACCTGATACCACGTGCTCGCCTGCGCCCCGAAGAGGACGAGGTCCCCGGGGAAGAGCGCTGCGGTCTGGTTCGCAGTCGATGTGACCGTGGCGGAGTCTTTCGTGACACCGACGGTCCCAGAAAGAACGGTCCCGGAAAGCGTGACGTTGAACTGGCCTTGGTTGCCGGTCCCGGAGCCGCCGCCTCCGCCGTTGCGAACCACGTCGTTGAACGGGATGATCCAGCCGAAGACCGGGTCTTCCTCGAGCGCCTCGTTGACGGCGAGAACCGACTGGCCGCCGCTCGTCTTGACGTTGACCTTGAAGGTCGCGGTGTACGAGCTCTGGGGCCGGCCATTCGCATCAAGGCCAGGGCCCAGGATGCCGACCGTCGACGTGAAGACGACGGCGCTGCCGAGACTCGCAGGCGCCGTGAACGAGAACGTCTTGGCCGTGTGGTCCACGGACAACGTCGCGTTGATCGCGTCTGCCGTGTTCTGGTCATCGGTCGACGTGCACGCGATCGTCCAGAACTTCACGCCTGCGTCCGACGCGAGCGACCCGTTGACCGTGGCGCTGGCCACAACGCTCGGGGCGGGCGTGGTCGACGCGCCATTGATCAGACAGACGGGGCTCGGTGCGGGCATGCGTCTCCCGTCCCCTGGCGCCATGCGCCGGGGCTCACGCGTTCAATGGTCTCGGGTCGAGCCGTTACTGGACGGCTGCGGCGGATAGCCAGGCGTTGGCGTTGGCGATCGCGGTCTGAAGGTTCCCGATCGCCGTTGCCGACGCAGCATCCTCGTTCGGATTCGCCGCCGGCTTCGCAGCCAGGGCTGCTAGCCAGGCGTCGTTGGCGCCTGCGAGGAGCGTCTGAAGACCCGGGCTGGCGCCAGCGATTACAGCCATCGCCGTCTGCCTGAATGTCAGCGTCGCGATGTTCTCAAAGGCCGCGCTCCACGGCAGCGCCTTGGGGACTCCGGTGGGGCCGAGCACGGGCGACATGCAGACCCATGCCGTCGTCCCATCGAACGTCACGAGGCCCGGCTGCGTGGTCCAGGTGGGCTGGGTCGAACCGCTCGTTCCCGCAGCTCCCACAAACGTGTAGCCGTTGCTCGGGTTCGCGAGGACCGCGCTGTTGACGAGGTATGGTGTGCTGGGCTGCCAGGTTCCGAGACCGCTCATCCCAAAGACGGCCGCCTGGTAGTCGGTCGGCGTCGGTACGAGGATCTGAAAGACGGCGCGGCACACCCGATCCAGTTCAGTCCATGCGGCTTTCGCGCCCGTGATCGGCGTATCGATCCATGCCTGCATCGCGAGCGCATAGGTCGACGTGTTGGAGATGCCGTCGATCGCGTTTTCGTCGTAGAGCTTGCCGAGTCCAGGGGACGAGCCGGGCGGGAAGCCGTCGATTGCCGCACGGACCTCGACGCCCGAGTTGATCGTCGCCTGCGGCAGCGGTGGCTGCTGGTCGAGCACGGCCTGCACGGCCGCCACAGTCGCCGGCCAGTTGATGGTCCGAACCGCCATCGTGCTACGGGAACTGCATCGAGCCGATGGCGCTGTAGGTCGGCTGGATGGCGATGTAGAGGTTTCCGGTGGCAGCGTTGGCGCCGTTCTCGTCAACCATCTTGAGCATGTACGTGTACTGCGACGTATCGATCACGTTGTTCTGATTGCACGTGACCGTGAAGCTCTGAACCGCACTGCTCGCGTCCCACGCCGGTCCGTTGGCCGGCGCGGGGCTCTGGGCCGCCGTGGTCGACATGGCCACCGTCGTGTTCGAGCCGACCGTGGCTCGGTACATCCCGAAGGCCGGAAGGACGGCCGGTAGGCTGGCGTGTGGGCCGTTGACGATGAACCAGACCTTGACGCTCGTCAGCGTGGAGCCGTTGTGCGGCTGGTCGATGAGGACGTACTGAACCGCGTTCGTCGCGGGGCCCTGGAGTCCGCCCATGCTTGCCAGGACGGGCGTCTGGAAGGTCCACCCGGTGCCGAGCGCCTGGAACCGGGGCCACAGCATTGGGGACCGCGAACGCGTGGCTGAGAACGTCACCCAGTCGCTTGCGCCGCCGGCGTGCTGGAAGCCACCGGCGATCGTGCTCTGCACCGCGCCCGCGGCCGATGCCTGGAGAGCTCCCGTGACCGTCGCGTTGAGGCCCGCGCTTCCCAGAAGGAAGATCGTGGCGCCGCTGTCGACCTGGAACGAAGTGCTGGTGAGGACGTGATAGACGACTCCGACGCCCCCAAGATCATCGCTCGCCGTCTTGTCAAAAGCGTTCGCGTGATCGATATCGAGCGCGGTCGCTTGGGCGGCGGTGTAGATATCGTGCGCTGCCCATCCACTGGGGTTGACCCTGGTGAAGCTCACGCGAACACCTCGTTATCCAGGTTGCCGGGATCGTCCAGCTTGAAGCCCAGCGTGCCGCCCGAGTTCGCGAGCACCGTGTCCCAGGTGACGTACGCCGGGAGGTACTTGTCCATGATATCCCCGATCTTCCCGGCGGTCGCGTAAAAGAGCGCGTTCGGAGAGCCATCGGCGTTCTTGTAGCCGGCCACATTCTGGGTGAGCACGACCAGGATGTGCAGGACCGTGGAATACCAGGGCGCGAGCGCGTTCGGCGTCCCGCCCGGCCAATAGACCAACGCCGTGGCGGGCGGATTATGGACGATGCTCACGAAGATCGGCCCGATGGCGGCTTGCACCTGATCGGCGATGGTCTGGTAGACGTTGTCATCGGCAAGACGGGCCCATGCGGTCGCCACAGCGTTCCGCCGGTCGACCTCCGTGTCGGTCGGAGCGGGGTTCAGGCCGAAGACGCGCTCCCAGCGGGGCAGCATCCCGCTTGCCACGGTCGCCTTGGTCGGGAGGAAGCTGTTGGCGAGCCGCTCGTTGGCGCCATAGAGGTCGAAGCTGATCGCCCGGGCGATCGCCATATTCTCGAGGCCGACAATGCTCGAGACGGTCTGGTCGTACGCATCTCCTCGACCCGCCGCGAGCGACTCGAAGACGATCTGAAGCATCGGCTTATTGCTCGGCGTCCCCGCTCCGCCGTAGCGCCGAATAGGGCACCAGCCTCCATAGAACGGCATTCAGTACGCCACCACCACGAAGTCGACGGTCGTCGGATCGGTCAGCGAGCCGCTCGCGTTGAAGATCGCAAAGCTCACAACGTTTGCCGATGTGATGTTCGACTGGAAGCTGTACTGGGTGACGAGGCTCTTGCACTCGCCCGTGGACGCATGCAGGTTCACAGCGATCGGCCCGATGTAGCCCGGCTTCGTCGGGTCGATCATGTCATCGGACACGCTCGATGGCCACGTCACGGTCCCTTGCCCTGTATTGGTCCGCGCGACCGTGGGGGCGACGGCGTTCGCGTTGCCCCACATCGCGAAATGGGACACGAGCGTCGGCGCTCCCGTGCCGGACCATGTGAACCGCGCCATCGCGCGGGGACACGTCCGGGTCATCATCGCGACGTCGTTGAAGGCGTTGTTTCCCGCGCTCGCGTCGAGATCGGTGGTCGCGTCGATCGCGGCGGTGCCCTGGTAGTTCTCGAGCTGGCCTCCGTAGTTGGCCAGGGACGCCGGGTTAGGGAGCATATTCTCGAGTCCTCACAGTCGTTTACGTGGCCTCATTCGACGCCAACCGAAAACGCGGTACGCTGAAGGTCATGCGTTGCGTGGTGATGGCGGTCTTGAGCGTCGCGGTTCTCGGATGCAGCGGCTCGGTAGGCGGGACCGCGATCGGCATCTCAGAGGAGGGCGCCGCAGGCGACACCGGCACGACACCGGCCGCGCCGTCGACGGTCGTCGTAGTCGATGCGGGGGCCCTTCATGAGGACGACGGCGAGGATGTGGATGGCGGCGTCGCGCCCGGAGCGGATGCGGCCTGCGTGCCCCGCGCGTGCGGCGGTGCTCGATGCCAGAACCTCGACGATGGGTGCGGGCACATGCTGGGCTGCTGGGACTCGTCGTGCGTCCCGCCGTCGCCCCCCTCGACCGTGCCTCCTGTCGAAGGCGACCCGCCCAGTGAAGTCGACGCGAGCGCCGCAGTCGATGCCGGCGCCTCATCGCCCGATGCGATGGCCGTCTTCGATGCGGGCCACGTAATCGTGACCTGCGGCAGTTTCATCTGCGGGACGGACCCGACGATCTGCCACAACGGCCAGATCTTCATGGACGGGGTCGTCTACGCATGCACACCCGGGAACACCACCTGCGGCTACGCGCTTCAGGCGAACTTCACGTGGGTCAAGTCGTGCTGCACGGACGACCAACGCCTCAGCGGCAATTGTCGCGGCGACGGCACCGGGGCGCCGCCCTACTAGGCGGCGTAGAGCCCGATGTTCCGCGGCACGAGCACGGCGGGCGGCGAGCTCGTGAGCAGGAGCGACGTCGGGTCGATCGTCGGAAGCCCGGGCGGCGTCGGCATGGTGAAGGGCGTGGGGACCGAGAAGTCGCCGCGGGAGATCCAGTTGGCATCGAGGACTTCGGCGCCGGCGTTGATGATCTGTTTTAGGAAGGCGGCGTCGAGCGCATACGGCCAGGCGTTCGTGGTTCGCGGACGACGGAACGAGAACTTGTAGGCCGCGAGTCCACCGTCGATCCACTCACCGGGCCCGAGGCCCGCGAATGCCGCGAGGATCGCGTTGATATAGGTCTGCTGGTTCTGCGAGGTGGGGAAGATGAAGTGGCCGACCGAGATGCCGGGGAACGGGGTGTCGATCGTGATCGCCCACTGCCCACCGACGAAGCTCGCGGACAGCACCGTCGCCGAGTAGAGCGTCCAGTTGCTGGGGTTCAGCCATGAGACGTGGGTGATCCCGGGCTGCGGCGCAGTCGACGCATGGACCGAGAACACCGTCGAGCTCACGAATGAGCCGACCGTGACAGGCGCAGTTCCGCCCGAGTTCGACAGCGGCCACGGCGTCCCGTCGAGCCACCCTCCCCCGGGCCCGGCCGGCGAGGCTGTGGTGGCGGCCGGCAGGGACAGAAGGATCGCGATGTCGGTCGCCTGATTCGCGACCGACGTTCCGACCGCGAGCGCGTGCTCAGGAAGTTGCCCCTGCACGTACGGCAGGATGGTCCCGGTGACGGTCGCCGAGGCGATGTCCCTGTTCTTGCTCGTCGAGGTGAACGGTCCGCTCTGTTGCGTCTCCGCGGTCACAGCGAAGAACACCGTGCCAGGACCAAGAAGCGTCGGGTAGACGAATCCCGCCTGCACGACCGGCGTGGACTCGGTCGTCCACTTCGCGATGTGCGACCAGTTCCCGCCCTTCGGGTCGTTCTGGAGCCGCGCGAAGAGTCGCTGACGAGGAGGCTCGTCCACCCCGACCTCGCTGTCCTCGCCGCCCGAGAGACCATCCGAGCCGCCCGTAACGCCTACCGTCACCGTCGACGAACTGTATGGGATGTACGTGGCCCATGTCAGGGCGTCGCCGTTGTCATGGTTCGTCGCGGTCCCCGTATCGAGCGCCGAGATCGGGACGAGCGCGCCGTTCGCATACACGCCGGGCGCGTCGATCTGGAAGCGCTGACCCGAGGTATCGACGAGCTGAGCCCCGATCGGAAGCGTCGTCGACGCCACGGAGAGCGGCAGTGTAAAGTACCCATGGCTCCCGATTGCCGGGCGCCGCTGCATGTTGAAGAGCGCGAGCCAGCGGTCGAGATACGAACCGCCCGCCGTATCCGGCATGAGCTGGTCGGCGAGGATGACGCAGTTGGCCTGACCGACCGCGATCTCGTTGGCGACCGCTGTTGCGATGAGGTCGAAGTCGGACCCCTTCGCGACGTTCGGGTTCGTGACGCCGCGCGCGATCAGGCCGTTCCGGACGACACGAAGCTGATCGTCATGCGACTGCTTCGCCGTCTTCTGAACGAACGTCAGCGTCGGATAGGACATGCGGCTTCAGGTCCCGATCTGTTGCGGCGGCTGCACGATCCCAGTCGTCAGGTCCTTCCAGACGAACTCGATGACCGCGGCATCCGGGTTGGTCTTCGGCTCGATGACCTTCACGCTGAGGAGCGCGATGACGCCCGAGGAGATCGCGTTCGCCAGGGCGGCTTGGACGGCGGTCGCGGCTTGCCTCTGGAAGCCAGGACGCTTCTCTTTGATCGCCGAGAGCGCCTGCCCCAGGGACGCGACCGCGGAACTCCCGAGTGTGGTGGAGATCGCAAGCTGGACGAGCTGTTGGGCGGTCGACATGCCCAGCGTGCGGCCGTCCGCCGTGAGGATGTAGTCGCCCGTGGCGGGGTCGATGGCCCTCCCGGTCTGCGGAAGACCGCTCTGCGGGTCCGGGAGGACCGCGTTCTGCGGCGCGGTCGCCGAAGACGAAAGGCCGTATCCAGCCGCCGCGATTCCGGCGGGCGCTGCACCTGCTCCAAGCATGGGATCAGTCCAGAGGGCAGAAGGCCGGCGGCTGCGGCACGCTCGGCAGGTGCGGGATCGCGATCCCGAGCGCCGAAAGCGCCTCCTCGATCAGCGCGAGGATGTCCGGCGGATTGGGGATGCTGATGTTCGGGGGATTGCAGGCCGTGGCCGCGACCGCCGCGGCGGCTCCAACGGCGGTGAGGGCATCGACCATGGGGCACTCCTACGGGCTGATGAAGACGTTCACCGACGGAGCGCCGCTGGCGCCGTTCAAGCCGTGAATCGCCGAGGTGAGGCTGGGCGCTCCGGGCGTTGGCGTCGCGGCGGGCCCAAGGCAGGTGGCGATGGTGCCAGCCACCGCAGCGATGGAGCCCTGCATGGACGCCTGAGTCCCCATGAGCTTCGCCAGCCCCGCTGGCGTCAGGACGAGCGCCGCGGGTCCGACGGTGAGGGTGATGCCAGCCGCGTCGAGTGTGATGCTGCCGAACTGCGTGACGACCTTCCAGCCGTCCGGACTGAGCGTGACCGAATGCTGGACGCCGCCGGGGGAGTTGTCGGCCGTCGTGTAGTGGGTGATCGACCCGTCCGCCTTGTAGATCGTCCGGGCCTGCCCGATGCTCGCGAAGACGCAGGTCTCTCCCGCCTTGAGCTTTCCGTAGATCGACGAGTTCCGCGTGTCACGGGTCGCGACAATCGCATCATGGTCGCCGCGTTGAAAGGCGATGGCCTGGCAGGACGCCTGGCCCTTCGTGGGGGGCGCCGGGATGGCGACGAAGCCAGGTGGGTACCAGAGCTCCGCCTTGTCCGAGTCCGCGGTGCCCTCCACCGAGTCGCCGAGTTGCACCTCGACAACGCCCGTCACCTTGTTGATCGCGGCGTAGAGGACGTCCTTGCCGATCGAGTAGAGATAGGCGGCGGCGCGGGAATGGACGGACATTCGCGGCCCCTGTCAGAACTGGAGCGCACCCGGCAGGATGCATTCGATCTGGGTGCGCGTACCTTCGCCCGGCGCCTTCGAGAAGCGACGCCCGATGATCCAGAGCGGCTGCTCCACCTTGTTGCGCTTGTCCATCACATCGACCATCGTGTTGATGGCGACCGGGACGCCGTTGATCGTGTGGCCCTCGATCGTGTAGTTCGCCGTGAAGGCCTTGCGGCAGAGGAGGGACATCTGCCGGCGCGCGTACGCCTGGATCTGTTCGAGCGTGTGGCTCTCCGGATCGGCGGAGTACATCGGCCGGGCGTTCGGATCGATGAAGGGTGCGATCGGAATCGCATCTCCGAACGCCGTGAACTTCACCTGCGGGTAGGCCGCGAAGATCGCCGTGTTGTCGGCGAGCACCATGGGGTTGGTGATGCCGGCCCGGACCTGCGCCTTCGGGAACTCCGCCCCGCCCGCGACCGCGTAGCAGTACATCACCGACGGCTGGTCCTTACGGGACCGCACCACGTGAGACTCGATGATGTTGTTGAGGTCCTGCTCTTGTGGGTTCAGCAGGTGCCGCAGTTGGTAGCTCGGGTCTTGGTCGTAGTCCGGGGTACCGACGATGAGGGTCTCCCCGTCGACCGCGGGCCAAAGCCAGAGACCGAAGCGCTGCGTGATGCGAGACGCAAACCCGTAGGCCCCCTCTTGCGGATAGGGCTTCAGCTGGTGGGTGACGAAGCTCTTGAGGGGCTTCCCCTTTTTGCTCGTCTTGACGCCGCGCTTCTGGCCCTGGATCGCGTTCAGGTTCGCCGCGTTGTCGGTGGCAAAGACCGTGACGCCAAAGGGCGTGAAGACCGCCTGGAGGGTCTGGTCGAGCGTCTGGCTGGACGACAGCTTGAGTTGCGGATTGATGTGCGAATCGATCGACGGCGCCAGCCAGTCCCGCCCGCTGACGTGGACGACCGACCCAGAGCCTCGGGCGGAGGCCATCGTGACGTCGTCGATGTACCCAACCGTCTGTGGGTAGTCCTGGATGGTTACGTCGACGCGTGACCCTGGCTGGAGGATCGCGAAGTCGTCGTCGTTGAGCTCGTCCGTGTCGAAGGCGAACGCCCACTGATCCGAGGGCGTAAGGAAGTCCTGCGCGAAATGGTACGCGAGGAACCGCCTGTAAGCCTTCACGACCGACGTCGGCCCACTTGCCCCCTGGGACGACGTGGTGGCACTCACCGTGATCGTGAGCGAGTCATCCTCGGGGTTGTCGCTGAACGACTTCCCTGCCCCCGTGACGACGGTGCCAGCCATCTAGGCGCCCCTCACGCGTAGTACCGGACGACCGAGCCCCCAGGGACGACGCCAGCGCCCACGAAGGCCACGTTGAGCGCCATGAGGGGGCCGAGGTCAGCCCCCAAGGTCGCCGCGATCTGGCCGAGCGTAGAGTCCTTGGGGACGGTGTAGAGCGCGACGGTCTTGCTCTTCGTCCCGATCGTCGCCTTCAGGTCGTAGGCGGCGCTCTTCATCTGCTCGCATGCCTGCGTGACCGGCCAGTTCAGCGCGTTGGCGTTGACCGACCGGTCGAGGGCGTCCTCGATGGAGGTCGCCTGATAGATGAGGTTGTCGATCCGGCCCGCGAACGACCGCTGAAGGATCGTCGTCTGGTCGATCGTGCCTCGGATGGCATTCACGAAGTCCCCGAACGTGGTCGGGAAGGTCGGAAGCTCCGGGGCCTTAAGGTTCGTCGGGTCGCTCAGGTAGGCGTCGAGCGCGGCGCCGACCGACGAGACCGTCGCGATCGGCGACTCCTTCTGGAGCGCCTCGGTGAGCTGCGTCGCGCTGTCGTCGCTCTCGATCCAGGTGACGTCGACCCAAACACCGGTGCGGACATCCGCGGCCCACCGAGTCCGGGCCGACTCGCACTTGCAGGTGATGACGCCGAGCTCAGGATGCTGAAGATCCCCGGTCGACTTGTCGGCACACGCCTGGAAGAACTGCCGCCAGACGGTCGGGTACAGCGTCCAGTTGTTGCTCAGGCCCCACGTCTCGGCGAGGCCAGAGCTCAGACCGTTGAGGAACGGGACCCGCGCCGTGAACTGGAGCGGGTGACGGCCCGTGCCCTCGACGTGCGCACCGTCCTTGTCGACGATCTTGTGGATCGTCTGGTCCTGGCGGAGGTCCACCGCGAACTCGGCGACCGGGAACCCGATGCCCCGCCACTGGAACTCGAGGAGCTGGTCGAATAGCTGTCCGTAGGACGGCGGCGCGTCGGCCGGAATCGTCCCGAAGAACGGGCCCCCATTCGACGTGCCGGGAAGACTCGTCGTCATGGGGCGCGGGCTCCGCTACGTGTGATGACCGTTTCGGACGTCGATGGGCTGGGACCGGGCTGGGTCCGGCTGGCCCGTGCTGGCCGTCCGTCCGTGGACCTGGAGGGCCTTGGTGGCGATGTCCAGCGCCGTCGTAAACTGCTTGATCGTCGCCTCGGTGTTCCCGAGTTCGGCGCTCGCGCGGGCCACGCGCTCGTCCCGGAAGAAGGTCGCGTTCTTGGCGTCGGCGAGCTTCGCCTGCTGTTCGCCTTCCTTGACCTTGTACTCGGCGAGCTTCTCTTTCGCCTTCGCGACCTGCTCGGGGGTGAGCTTTTTGTTGCGAGCGTCTCCGATGAGCTGCGTCGCCGCGTTGAAGTCGGCGTTCGAGTCGCCCACCTCGTGACGCTGCTTCTGGATGTCCGTGTCGGCGATCTTGTCGATGATCGCCTGCCCGATCAGACCGACCATCGCGGCGATCGCCACGACGACTCCCGCCGAGCCGGCGGCCGCACCGAGATTCGTCGCCAGCGCCTTCTCGACCGTCTTGCCGAGCGCGGCACTGGCGATGTCCTTGGTGATCGACCCCGTTACGGCGAGACCGATGCCGCTCCACGGGTTCTTGAGCAGCCAGTCCGCCAGGAACGCGAACGCGTCGATCGCCTTGTCGATCGCTGGCACCCACTCCGGCAGCCTGGTCGCAATGTCGGTCAGGGCTGGCGCGAGGGCGTTCTCCATCTGCGTGGAGATGGCGTTCATGGCTACCTCGAGCTTCTTGCCCGGGGTATCCATGACGGTCTTGTATTGGGCGTCGAGTTCGCCCGGGGAGCCGCGGACGTTCATGACGGGGGCCATCTCAGCCCGGACCGCCTCGAGCCCCTTCTCCCCGCCCCCCGCCGCGTTGTAGATCGGCGCAAGGTGCTGAAGGACCTTGGCACCACGAAGCCCGAAGGCTTCGTTGAGCGCCGTCATGTTGCCGCGGCTGCCTGTCAGCGACGCCTCGATCATCTGCTGGAGATCTTCGATCTGCCCCGCCTTGTTGATCTTGACGCCCCAGCCCTTCAGCTTGTTGACGTGCTCCTCGTTTCGGAGCCCTTCAGTCGAGAGATCCTTGACCGCGGTCGCGGCGTCCGCAGCCGAACCTGCTTCCGGTCGTGCCAACTGGGCCAGCGCCAGAAGCTTGCGCTGGTTCTCGCCGATATCGCCCGCGTACTGACCTCGGGCAGAGCCGATGGTCCCGGCGAGCGCCGCCATGTCCTTGATCTCGACGGCGCCCTGCTTTCCCTGCGCCATCATGTCGAGCATCATCTGCTGCATCGATGCCGAGTCGAGGTTCTTGTTCTGGGCCTGCAAGATGCCAGCGGCGCCGGTGATGTCGTTCATGGAGCTCCCGGACGCGACGCTCAGCTTCGCGAAGAAGTCCATGTTCTTCATCGCGTTGCCGAACTGGTCGGCGCCTGCGAGTGCGACGTAGTTCTGCGTTCCTGCGATGAGATCGGACCGCGAGACGCCATGCGTCTTTGCAACGACGCTGGCCTGGCCGAGGATATTGTCGACCGTCGCACCGGGCTGCGTGACGCCACCGCTCGTCGCTGAGTTCACGAGGAGCGCAGCGGCCTGCTGGTCGGATGCCTGCTTGTGGAAGGCGTCGGCGAGTTGGAAGCCCCCGAGGATGCCACCGGCGAGCCCCGCGGCGCCTGCCACGCCACCGATCGCACCGCCAAACGCACCGGATACCCGATGTGCGGACGCGCGCCTCTCGTTCAGTTCCTCGCGAACTTGGCGCTCCGCGAGGCGCCCGGCCTGGATCGACGAGTTGATCCGGACACGTTGTTTGAAGTCCTCGAGTCGCTTCGCCTCGCGCTCCTGCTCCTTGGCCGAGCGCTTGGCCTCGCGGATCTCCGCATCCGCCTGCTTGCCGGCTGCGAGGCCCGCCATCTCGGAGGACCGCCGCCGTACGTCAGCCTTGTACTTCTCGAGCCGATCGGCCTCGCGCTGAGCATCTTTGTTGGCTTTCGTCGAAGCCTTCGCCTCGTCATCCACGGCCCGGATGCGTGCGCGCGCCGTGCGAGTCGCCCCGTCCGTGCTCGACTTCTCGAGCCGGCGGACATTCTGCTCGATCGTCGTGAAGGCCTTGGAAACGTCAGTCAGTCCCGCGGTTGCGAAAGCAATGACGACGGGGTCGATCGTGGGCATCGCCCCTCGCTATTTAGACGGACTTGGCGCGCTCACTTCGGCGGCGGGCGGCGAGCCAGACGAGAAACTGTCCGTCGGTGAGATCATCAGGAGCTTCGAGACCAAATGCTCGATCAGGCCAATCAGAGCCCCCGATGAGTGCTGCCCTAAAGGGGAAGCGTCGGCGCCCTCCATGAGGCGAGCCACCCACGCGTCCATCTCGGCCTCGGTCATCTCGGCGATGATCGGACCGCTCTCGACCTTGAGAAGGAGGTAGTGCTGGTAAAGCACTGCGTATTCGTCGCTCACGAGCTTCCCGCGAGCCGCCTCGGCGCTTGGAAAGGCGGGCAGCGCCGGCGCATTGACGTCGCGCGCGGCGATCGCCATGAGCTGCACCATGAGCTCGTTGCGGTAGATTTCGTCGTAGCCGAGGTCCCCGATCGGCGCCGACTTGGTGGCCTCCCGGGCGAACGCTGAGGCCCCAGCGCGGCACTGGTGGAGCTCCCCCTCGGTGAGGATCTGGAGCCGCAGACTGCCCGGCGATTCCTCTCCAGGGCGCACCGGGAACGACACGACCTTGTGGGGCCGCGGACGCTGGGTGAGGCGCGCCCAAAGTTCGCTCGCGGTGACGTCCGTGGGCGGCCCGTTGCCCTTGGTGGCGGCGGACTGCTCGAGGAGCTTGCGGGCCTGCGCGACCGTGAGACTCATCGGATCACGACCACAGCTTCATTGGTCCGCGAGCTCGGAACTCGTAGGTCGCCTCTTGATTCACGCCGTGCCGCGTGACGTCGGAGATGATGAAGCACTCGCCCTTCAAGGTCGCACCACCCGGACCAAGTACGTAGAGCTTCGCCGGCGTGAGGGTCGCCATCTTTTTGCCGGCGTCGAACTCGAAACCGTCCTTGGGGATGGCGCCCGTCACGTCGAACTCGCACATCGCGGCGCCCGGGGACTCGCCCGCGTAGCCGTTGCCGACGGTGTGGACGGGCTGGGAGTTGGTGGTCCGGGTGATCGTGATCGACGACTCCTCCATCAGGAGCGAGCCGTCGACGGACGGGAAGAGGAGGGCGTAGATCTTCAGCGCTGCCATCGAATGGGCCGCCTTTCGGGGATGGGAGGTCCGAGCGAGCGCGATGGCGCCGCTGACGAGACGAGGGGCGCGCTGCTACCGATTGGCCGCGGGCGCGCTCAGACGATCAGCCGACTTGCATCGCCAAAATCGCAGCGACGTCGAAGATGGCGCAGGGCGAGAGCGGGATGGACACGCTCATGCGATTCGGGTTCGCCGTCTCGATCTGCGGCCCCTGGAAGTTCGCGTTGATCATGTCCGCCGGGGTCTGCCCCTGCTGCGGCACGTTCCCGGGGATGTAGGACCACTGCCCGAGGTCGCCGTAGTTGCTGACCTGGCCCTGGAGGAGCCCCTTCCAGACCCGCGGCGTGACCGCGGTGGGCGGGACCGGCTGGCCAGGGATGGGGTCCGGTAGGAGATCCTTGCCCCCGCACTGGGTCGTGGTGATCGCCGCGACGTCGTCACAGAAGTAGTCGCAGACCGTGACCTTGTGCGCGTCCCGGATCCGGTAATCCGCGGTGGACCCGTTGAGCGACCGCGTGGTGATGCGCTTCACCATTTGTGCGGCGCCGGTCTGGAGCACGGTGATCGGGGTGATCCCGTTCTGGAGCGCGCTGTAGATCTGCGCCTGCGTCGGGGCCCCGCCCGCGCCGTTCCGTCCCGCGATGACGGGCCAGTAGGACGCGTCGTTGGCCTGGGCCGGGAAGAGCGAGAAGTTCTTCCGGTTGACGCCGTACTGGGAGCCCTGCTCGAGCGTGGCATAGATCGCCGTGGCGGTCGCCGCGAGCTCGGCAGGGGTCATGTCCGTCGCGTTGCCCCAGACGCACTCCGCCCGCGCGGCGTTCACGCCGGTCGCGAGGGTGATGGTGTTCGCAAGGGTGTCCATCGACCCGAAGACGACGCGCTGCCGGTTCCCGTTCGTCGGGAGGGCCAGCGAATTGACCTGGGTGACGAGCGCTCCGACGTTCGTGGCGTCCGAGTCGCCGCACACGATGTAATAGAAGCGCTGGCTGGCGATCGTCGAGAGCGCGGAAGTGTAGCTGTCCGCGGTGGCGCCGCTCGTGAGGAAGGTGTTGCTCGTGAGCGTGGTGGTGGTCGCCACGCCGGTTCCCGTGAGGAGCGCCTGGACGCGGCCCCAGTTGCCCTCGGGTCCCGCATGCTTCCACGTGATGGTGATCACGCCCGCGGTGTTCGCGGCGGTGATCGGCCAGCTGGTCTGGGCGTTGATGCTCGCCACGATCGCGGTGGCGATCTGGGTGACGGTCTGCCCGGTGGTGATCGGGGTGTCGACGAACTGGTCCAGGCACCAGAAGCGATGATTTCCGGTGGCGGCCGCCGTCGTGGCGATCGTCATCGTCGTCGACGCCGCGGTTCCGCCCGAGGCAGTGACCGCGATGAAGAAGAGGGGCGTCGTGTTGTTGACCCCGGCCGCCTTCACGAACCGGATGAACATCCGGTGAAGCTGGGAGCCCGGGCCGAAGAGGGCGATGACGTCGGCCTCGGTCTGGCAGGGGATGGCCGTGTTCGGCCCGTAGATGACCGTGTCCGCGGTCGCCGACCCCGCCGAGGTCTTGTTGCCCATGAGGAGGACGGCGCGCGCGGCACCGCTGCCCCCGGACTGGCCGACCGCGAAGTCGAGCTCCACGAGGACGCCCGGCACGACGTAGCCGGCCGGGACACCGTTGAGGTTGATCGCAGCGGGCATCGGTCAGGCCCCTTCCTTCGCGGTCGCCGGCAGCACGGTGAGCGCCGCTTTGCTCGCATCGAACTTGCTGGAGTCGAACTCGAAGCCCTGGGCCGGAATCGCGTTCGCGACATCCACGACGACCGACGGCGCGAGCGTGTGCTCTCCGCCGAACTTCGGGTCGAACGCGCAGCCCGCGATCCGCGCGGTCTCTTCGTCGGCCGCCCAGAAGTCCCCGTCTCGGAGATGGCGGATGTACTCCGGCGTGACCGGCAGTTCGATCACGTGCTCGTCGGTCGAGACCTCGATCGGCTCGAAGCCGCCTGAGCGGCGCTTCACGATGGCGCCCGTCTCGGTCCGGTCCTCGTATTCCTCACCGACGTTCGGATCGTGCGTCCAGCCGTGGAACTTGCGGACGACGTGCTGGTGCTCGTAGTGCGGCACCATCGCCTGTCCGCGCGGAAGAACGCGCAGCGTCTTGGGCATGGAGATCTCCAAAGGCGCGCGCGGGCTTGCGCGGCCGAAAGCAGTTCGGACGTCCCGGAGGCGTCTTGCGGATTCGGTGCTACGGTGTTGCGCTATGAGCGCTCATCCGCTTCAGCACGTGTTCGATGAGAACGAGCGACGTCGCACCGAGGACTGCCCGGGGTGCGGTTCGCAGAACGACCGCGACTGGATGGCCTGCACGAAGTGCGGGCTATGCCGTGAGGGCTGGCTCACGGGGCCGAGCCGCTTCTATGGCGCTCGCAAGTGCCTGGAGTGCGGCGAGACGGTGCGCGTCAACGGTGTCGGTGGCGTCGCAGCGGCTCTGGTGACGCCATGCGACTCGGACCGCTGCTACGTGTAGACGAATGCCCCGTCGACGGTCACCGACTGCCCGTCTGCGTTCAGGATCGTGATGGGCACCGCGCCGGACCCGCCGACCGCAGGCGTCGTACAGGTGAGGCTTTCCGCATTCGACCAAACGACGTTGGTAGCCGGCTGGTTGCCAAAGATGACCTTGGGGTTCTTGAGGAAGAGCGTCCCGGTGAGGGTCACACTCGTTCCGCCCGCGCTCGTCCCGCTCCCCGGTGAAACCCCGGTCAGCGTCGGCGCCAGCTGCGTCGAGAACTGCGCGAAGTCCGGGACGCTGGTCCCGTCCTGCGTAGCCATCCGGACCGAGACGTCTCCGCCCTGGAATGGCACGCCGGGGACGGGCATGTCGCGCTCGAGGAAGTAGCCTTCCATGTGGAGCATCGGGAAGACGAGGTTCCCGGTGCCCTCCACGTTGCTGTAGTGGTCAGCCGTGAAGCCGACCTCTTCCACGCACGCATACTGCTCCGCGAACGGGGAGTCGCCGAGGCTTCCACCCCGAGGCGTGTAGCCCGGGTCGAAGCTGTAGGTCGTCTTCTGCCGCAGACACGCCGCGATCGCTCGCCGGACCGGAAGGAGCTTGTCCACCTGGCTGGGCTTCAGCGGCGGCAGGATGTAGAGCAGATCGAAGGTGCAGCGGTCATGTTCCCAGGCCGCCGTCTTCTTCGAATACGCCGAGTCCTTACGATACGCCGCGAGGCACGGGAGCTGAACTTGCTGCTCGAGCAGGTACGGGAGCGGATCGTCCGGGAAGACCTGCTGCACGACCGCCGGCATCGGGACGGAGCACGCTGCGGCGCGCGCCGTGATGGCGTCTCCGACGTATGTCTCGATCAGCCACTTCCAGAAGTCGAGCGCATACCCGAGGACCGGATCCGCGTCGTAGAGGTCAAGGCCCGTCGAGAGCGGGAACGAGAGGCCGGCGACCTTGAAGTTCGAGAAGGCGGTCGGCACGAATTAGGTCCGTCCCTTCACCGCACCACCCGTCCCAAGAAGATCTCCGCCGCGTAGGCGATGTCCTGTTGCGCCGCGTTGCGCGCCTGCGTGAGGAAGTACGCCCCTTTCGTGCCCGGATGCTGGACCCGGCGCCGAAAGAGCATCTGCCCGTTCACCGAGAACTTGAGCGCCTTGGCTCGCTTCGCCTCGATGATGTGCGCCCGCGTCCCATTCTCCAGGAACCGGCTAGCCCCGCCTGCCGTGACGATGCCGGTCCCGAAGCCCGTCCGGCTCCCCACGATCGACTTTCGGGTCTCGCCGGAGCGGTCCTTCCACGCCGTCGTGGCCTTCGCACGGCTCACAGTGTCCTCGATCGCGCTCTTCAGGATGAGCGCTGCGGCCTGGACGATGCCGCCGTTCATGTTGCGGAGGCTCGCGACCGTCTTGGTCGCGTCGATGCGGACCGCGCTCACGGCGTCTTGGGTGCGCAGCCGATAAGGTCCCGCCCCAGCATCGCGGCGAACTCACGCGAGAGCGACAGGACGACGTGCGCCATGGTCTGCCCCTTGTGCTTCTGCTCGATCGCGATCTGCACGAATCGCGCATCGTCGGGGTGCTGGATCGCCACGATGCGCGGCATCGCGACGCCGTAGGTGATGAGCGCGCCGCACGAATCGCAGCGGACGACCTGCCGCTCGATATCCCCGTCGGACTCTTCCGACGCGCCGCATGCAGGGCACGCGAACAGGAGGCGACCTTCGACGATCCCGGCGTCGCTCACGGAGCCCGCGCTCCGGTGTTCCGGAGCATCAGGAAGGAGTGCGCCCACGTCGCCTCTTCGTTGATCTTCTTCATGATGGCGCCGTTGGCAGGAAGGCCAGGGCCCTTCATGGTCCACACGATTTCGACCGCCTGAGTAGGCGTCGCGGTCGGCGTTGGGTCGAGGGCGTCATCCCCCACCCCGCCGCCAGGATATGGTGGCGTCATCGGGCCGACCTTGTAGTCGCCGTCCGAATAGACGCCGCCGCTTGCGATGATGTCTTGGCTCGTCACCTGGCGCACGAGGACGGGTGCGGTGGACCCGTCGGGGCGGGTGTTCACGAGCTGGACGATCGGGCCCGGCGTGACGTTGCCCATGCCCGGTCGGCTACCAGACCATGTGTTCCGCTGCACGAAGACGCTGAAGACGCGGAGACCCAGTTCGTCCGAGATGCCACGAATCTCATCCAGATCGGGCAGCAGGTCGTCCCGGAAGGAACCCATCAGTAGACCCCGACGCGGTTGCCAGCGCCGCCGAAGCTCTGGATGTTCCCCACCCCGAAGAGCAGCATGCAGAGCTCCGAGCGGAAGTACCGCTGGATCTCGGCGAGGGTCTGGAAGCCCGAAGGCTCCTTGCCAGACCGGCCGGCGCCGCCGAAGAACTCCACTTCGTCGGCCTTCTTGACGCCGGCCCTTGACCCGAAACGGTCGATGCGGTCCGCGATGGTCCGGAGCCGCGCAAGGTGCCACCGAACCATGCTGGCGCCCCCCTCGATGCAGACGGGATAGGCCCCGCCCGCCCCGTGCGCCTTGCGCAGACGCA